AACGCATTACTTTCAGCAACACTACGTGCTTCCTGCTCTTGAAGTAACTGAGCTTGAAGGGCCGCAATCTGTGACTGCAACTCAGCTAATGTGACTTCTTTATTTTCAGTTTTAGGTAGTGATAATTTTGTATTTTCTTGTGACATGATCTTGCTCCTTAGTGAATAAGAGGGGCCGAAGCCCCCCTTAAGGTTACGTCATTATTCTGACGCAGTACCAGCAGTGTAGCCTACGCTAAATGCTGAGCTTGCTTCAGTACGAGCCATGTACGCATTGTTCAAGATGATAGTACCGTACATCATCTTCCAAGATACAACGCGAGTTTGGTTCATCGGATCTGACTTATCAGCACCTTGCAAGTAGTTGTAATCCACATCATCAAGCAATACTTGGCCATAAGCGTCCATACCGAAGAATAATGTTGGGAACACTGTTACGCCTGTTGCTGGTGCAGCAGGTGGTGTTTGTGCAACACCAGTACCAGTGATAACTACTGTTGAGCCTGAAGCCAATTGAGTTGCGTTACCAGCTAATGGACCAGTTGAAGGACCTGAAGCTGATAGACCCAAGTTAGCTGGGCTTGCAGTTGTGCCGATGTACACGTTAAACACATAACCTGCCAATGTTGGCAATGTTACGCTGATAGAACCTGCACCTGAACCACCAACTGTCAATGCACCTGATACTTGGTAGATACGTTGTTCAACTGAAGTCGCTGTAGGAGCGCCAGTCACTTGAATGTAGTATGTATTAGCAGCCAAAGCACCGCCAGTTGTTGCTGGGGTACCAGTAACGGCAGCTACACCAGTCCAGTAAGGCATCATATTGGTTTTGCAGAAACGTGCGCCGCCCCACTCGCCAAGGTCATTGTTATACAAGCGATTGATGTCGCTGTATGACCATGCAGTAGCAATAGTAGAGTTTTGACGCAAATCTTGAGCAACCAATGGATGAATCAATGCAACATAGTGAGGCATGATACCTGGTTTAGATGAAGCTTTAGTACGTGCATCAGCGTCAATCATCATGTCGATACGTTCATCGCCATTGAATGTTGGTGCGCCGAATGTTTCTAAAGAACCAACGATTTTTGAAATTTCAACTGGAGTCATCACGTCAGTAGCAACCAATGCTGCACGGTTAGCTTTACTATTTGCATAGTTGACTTGAGTACCTGTCAATAGAATGTTCAATACGTTACGTTCGATAGTTTCAGGTTGTTGGATAGCAATCAAACGGATCGCTTGTTTAAACAATGGATGTTTGATAGTCATATCAGCAACGTCAGTCACACGAACCAAGTCACCCCATTGTTGAGCAGTCGCGCTAACTTGAGCAATTGTGATTGACTCACCTGCTGCTGCAACGCCTTCGCTCAATGGTGCGAATGGAAGTGGTAAACGCTCATAACGAGTAGCGGTGTAATTCACACCAGTATTCTTGTCGATTTTAAGCGGTTGACCGAATTGATAAGCCACTAATTGACGTTGAGCAATACGCAATACTTCATCAGCAATGTGTAACTCAATATCGTTAGCGATAGTTTGGCCTGAAGGACCTGGTGAATAGTTAGTAATAGCTGGTGAGATTAAACTCACTAGAGATAACCACATATTTTTTAGTAAAGCTTTCATTTTAGTTTCCTTAGAAAAAATTTGCATTAAATGCGAATATTCTCTAAACGTTTTGCTCGCTTTTCAGCCTCAGACATAGAGCTAGAACCCCTAGCGTTTACATCTGATCGAGCACCTGGCGTCGCTGGACGTTTAGAGCCACTTGTGGTCTTACTTCCAGTTGTTTTTAATTTGCCCGCAAGCATATCTTCACCAACCAAAATCGCTAACAATTTCTCACGAGGAGCGTTTTGTCCACGACCTCTGATCTCGGTCAACATACTTTCAACTCGGTCTTTATAGGCCTCATACAACTTAGGCTTTTCAGAACGAATACGGTCAAACGCAGACTTATCAGCTAAATCCTCAGCACGGATAATTGCATTTTGAGATGCTTGACGAGCTTGACGGGCCTCACGAGCTGACTGAACGGCATACTTTTGCCAATCACTAGCTTCGGGATTGCGTAAAACTTGCTCCTCTTGCTCCCACAACACTTGATCCTGCGTTGGTTGTACTGGTTGATTAGGTTGACGGCGAGCCGCATCTAAATCAGCCTCTAACTTACGTTTAGCATCTTCCGCTGCTTGTGCTCGTTCACGGAGGGTTCTAATCTCTTTTTGAGCACGAGTTTCACGAGGTGCAGGTTCAGGATCTAAGTCGTCATCGTCATTCGGATTAGGATCTAAGTCGTCATCGTCATTTGGATTAGGGTCTAGGTCATCATTCGGATTAGGATCTACATCGTCATTCGGATTAGGATCTAAATCGTCATCATCGCCCACATGCGGTGAAACTAACAACTGTAAAAATTTCCACAAATTAAACATAATTACTACTCCTTTGGTCGGTTACGCCAACCCAGCGAAATGACTCTTTACGGGAATCACGCGAGGGTACTCGTATATCTAATAATAGCCATTATTCGTTCTCGGTGTGGGGGATGTAACCAACCATCCGTTCCATACGCTGATAACAAACTAAGCAAGTGTTGAGAATAGCCTTTGTCGACTGCATATTTGTCAGCGGCTAACTCATGGTTCCGACAAATACGTAAAAACCACCATGGGTTCCACCAAGCGATTAAGAATAATAATGCTATTCTTTTCTCAGAGTGATGTAACTCACAATGACCTTCTTCATGTGCGACTACCCCCGTTTGTTGCATCGGCGACAATCGCTTAAACCTTATACCTAAATAAATACGTTTGAACCAAAAAAAGCTAAATGCACGAGCAATGATTGGTTCGTCTACATCTACTAATCTCATGTATTAGTATCCACCACTGTACCAGTATCAGCAGGTGTAGCATCAACTTTAGTCTCAACTTCAGGTGCAGTTTCAACTGGAGCTTCAACTGTCTCAACTGGTGGTTCAGCAGGTGCAGTATCAGTAGGTGCAGTATCAGTAGGTGCAGTCTCAGCAGGTGCAGTCTCAGCAGGTGTAGCATCAACCGCAGTTTGAGCTGGAGTTGTATTAGCTAATGTTGCAAGTGCTGGTGAGATTGGGTCGTTACCACCAAAGCCACCTGTGGTAGTGCTTGTGTCAGCACCAGCAGGTAAAGCTGAAGGAGGTGTGCCATCCACTGGGTTTACTGGATCATTTTGACCAAAACCTTTTTTGAATGGGTCAACTGCCACGTCTTTACGTGAAGCAAATAATGCTTCAGCGGCATTTAAAAATTTTACTACTTCGCTATCAATGTCGTGACCGACATCAGAAGCGATTTGTTGTAGTTCAGCAAAAGTAACCATTTTATTCACCTTGAGTTTGAGCTGGCTCAGCATTGACTGGTTCAGCAGTTTGTACTGGTGCAACCTCAATTGCAGCTTGTGCGGCAGCGGCTTCTTCAGCCAATTGAGGTTGCGCTTGAAATTGAAGCTTACTAATCAAACCCGCTGCCGTTTTAAATGGTAATTCAGCCAAGCCAGCGATTAATACATTTGCTTCTTCGGTAGTCACATTAAAAATCATTTTAGTCATCCTTCTTTAGTTAGGTTCAATTGGGTTATTGCCTTCTGACAACCAAATTAAATATTTTTGATAATCAGAATTGTTTATATCAAACGGTATAAATATCCCGTCATCTCTTAATATAACATTATCTATTAAAAGTCCAGTCACCACGTCTTTAACTTTAGAATAATTCATAATTAAAAATCCGAAGTAGCAATAATAATAGCATTAGTAGTTTGTGCTCGGAATGTTACTGCTGCACCAGCAGTTTGTCCACTCACACTTGAAATTTGAAACCACAAAGCGTTTTGGGTTTGATTGGTAGCACCTATTGCCCAAGTTGTACTTGAATTATCAGCACTTGCACTACGCCAATTTAATGTTGACCCTGCAACTTTTGAAACGGAAGGAGCTACTCGCATTGTTTGTAAAAATTGAGCATATCCACCAATTGAAGATGCTGAATCGGCCTCTCCCCACCAACTAACTATTGGTTGTAAATATCTTTGACATAAAGATAATTCAGTACCATACGAACGAACGTCAATACTTGTTGCAGTTAATCCTTTTTCAAACGTTATTCCAGTAATTTCGTACCCATCACCTGAAATATGAGAACCTAAAGCTGTCTCTAAACTTAAAGCTGTGCAATTTGATGGAATTGAAAACGTAAAACTATATCTTGCCGCGGTTGTTGATATTGTTAAAGCGGTATCAGTATTTGATCCACTAAATATCACTACTTGGTCAATAGTTGATGTACCAATTCTAATACGGCCTGTAACACCAGTTGAACCTGCGTTTGAATTATTGGCTTTTGCATAAAAACTACAAATTACAGTTTGTCCAACCAAATCCACGAAATTAGTATATTCAATTTGCTGACCCATTTGCATATACGTATTAGCCGCCGTTGCTGTATATTTTAATGATTTAGAAAACCCTGTAATTGTGGACGCAATTTGTTGTACCGTAGAGTTATTTGCTGAGCTTTGAACTTTCCAACGGTCTAATGTATAAACCGAACCATTTACTGTATATGCTGAACCATTATTTACTTGGTCAATTGACATATTTCCATTAATAATACGATTTTTAAACCCAAAAGTATTAGGTGTATTGACGGTTGCTGTAGCTGTAATTGTTGTACCAGTAATTGCAGCAGGTGTTGTACTACCAATGGCAGGAGGTGCAGCTAAGTAATTGCTGAAACCTACGCCTGATACTGTACTTGACGCGCTTAATGTTGTAAATGCACCAGTGTTAGGTGTTGTCGCACCGATAGTGCCATTTAATGGCCCACTAAATCCAGTATTAGCAGTGATGGTTGTACCTGTGATGGCCGCAGGTGTTGTACCACCAATGGCAGGGGGAGCAGCTAAGTAATTGCTGAAACCCACACCTGAGACTGTGCTTGATGCGCTAAGCGTAGTGAACGCGCCAGTGCTTGCGGTTGTCGCGCCAATACTTACAGCATTGAACGCACTCACTGTTGAGCCTAAAGCAGCAGCCGTTGCACCAAAGGTGATTGAGCTATTGGTCAACGCACCGTTAGGAATACCTGTAAAGTTTGTACCGACCAATGTTGGGGTTGATGACCAAGTATTTGCGGCACCTGAGCCGTTACTGATCATTACCTGACCAGCAGTACCAAAGCCAGTTGTGCCTGACAATGCAGGTGTAGTACTTAAGTTAGTTGATAGACCAATCGCACCTGACGTATTAATAACGTGAGCTGAAGCGCCAGTGGCACCCCAAGCAAAGTATGATTTATAGCCGTTACCTGAACCAAAAGTTATGTCACCATCGTGGCCTGAGAAGTACACACCATTGTTGATTGAGAAAAAGTCGCTTGGTGTCCCACTTGAGAACACTGAGCTATTCATCCCAAACTCACCGTAGTAGCTTGAATCAGTACCTAGGTCATTACTCAACACATAGTTAGTTGATGCTCCAGTTGTACCCGATTTATTTTGCAATACAGTTTGCAAATAATTATTAGCGACCGTTGAACCTGACGCATAACTTGTATTAGCGGCATTGAACCCTAGTACTGGCGTAACACTCGTTACTGTATTTGTAGATATTGTGGTAAACGCACCGCTATTAGGTGTCGTACTACCGATTGTGCCTGGTACAGCCCAAGTATTACCCAACAATTGTGACACGTTCAAATTTGGGACAACTGTTGTACTGGTAATACTAAATGGGGCTGTGCCTGTAGCGAGTGTGCTGGTGATCACACCGCTTGCTTGTAATGTTGTGAATTTCCCAGTGGACGGTGTTGCTGCACCGATAGGTGTATTGTCTAAGCTATCGAGGGTAAGTGACACGCCAGTGATTGAACCGCCAGTGATAGTAGCATTAGCTGTAGACAAGCTATTAAAGCTTGCTAAACCTGTGCTAGTAAGCGTAGTAAACCGACCAGTTGATGGAGTATTTGCACCAATTGGGGTTGAGTCTAAACTATCAATGGTTAAAGCAACACCTTGAATAGTACCGCCAGTGATGTTGACGTTAGTAAAGTTACCACCATTGGCGGCCACACTTGCTAAAATCTGAACATTACCGTTGTTGTCTACGTAGTAAAGCGTTTGCGTTGTCATGCTCAACGCCATCTTAACTGCGGTATCAGGCGTTATCGGGACATTATATTCAATTGGGGCAGTCATAATTTAAGCTCTCAAGTTACCTAGCTGGCGCACCGATCATATTGTCTTGTGGGATCGCACCAGGTGGGTTTTGGCCAGGGCGAGGTTGCTGTGGTTGAGCACCCATACGTGGAGTACCCGCAACACCTGGTCCAGCACCGCCAGGAATACCTGGCATACCTTGAGGTTGTTGAGCAGCCATCGCCATCTGACGTTTACGTTGTAATTGTTCCATGTGCTTCTGTATGTGGCCACGGAATATACCGCTTGGGTCGCCTGATATTTGAGCTGCCAATTGATGTTTTTGCAAGTGCTCTACATCGTCATCGGCATCATGGGTGTCCACTGCGATAAAGTTGACCATCATTTCATCTTCGATCTCAGGGCTTACAGTAAACTTATTGCGCTCATCAATTAAGATGCGATTGCTAAGTTCGTTACCAAATACGTTTTGTACCAGTATTTCAAGCACTGGCGTAATGTCTAGTTTGCGACCATTCAATTGTTGTGGTGGGATGCCTCGCAACACGTTCATCGTAGCAATTTGTTGTTGCATACGTTGCATGTTCATCACAAAGTCGGTGCCAGTCCATTGGAAGAAGTAGCGTTGGCCCCATTGTTGAATTGGGATTTGTTGCATTTGCGCTTCAACACCAATCTCACCCATTGAGATCACGGTCAATTCTTTATCTCGGAATTGGCAGTCGTACTCAAAGAAACGCTCCATCAACGGATTGAGAATTTCCTCCTCAAAGCGTTCAGCGTGGTCGACAATGGATACTGACGACTCTTGCATCTGAGCACCAACGGCTGCATTGTTTTTACGGCCACTACCAGTCTTACCCATCATCATCTCGTTTACATCCAATGACTCATGGATTTGAGATTTGATTGATTGACACATTTGGATAGAGTCTTTCCACAGTTGTGGGAAGTTTTGGAAGTGCGTTGAGTTAGGATCAACTGGCCACACTGCCGCTAAACCAAATACCATCATGGCGTAGTTAGGGTTCTTTTCAGGATCAGTCATTACGATTGGTAGCAATGAATACATTGCGGAGTCTTGACCCATGTTAAAGAAGTCATTGAGATTCCATTGCAACCATTTCACAGCTTCAACCTTAGAAATGCCGTTGAATGAACCGCTAATACGTTCGACTGGCGCTGAAATAATTGGACGTTTTTGATTCCATTGTGGCGCTTTGATAATGCCGACCACATCATTCTCACCAGCGTAGTAAACATACGCTAATGACTTTTGACCTTCTTCAAACTCAAGCATCATGTGCGCTTCGTAGATCAATGCGTACTTAAGCGTGCCTTCTGTTTTAATGCCAGCGTCGCTTGTACGTTTTTTCTCAGGTACGCGCTTCTCACGGCCTTTGTGACTGCTAACCCACTCACCAATCTCGCTATCTTCAGGCAAGATAAAGATGCCATCGTCGACCATCTTTTTAACTTGCGCTTTACTCATGCGAAGTTTGATTGCAGTGATGTCAGCTTTTTCAATGTTGTTGACGGTTGGTGGGATAACGATCATATCCTCAGTTGCGAAGTCCGTAATGATCGGACCTTCTTCAACCACTTCATCATTTCTAAATTCTTCAATCTCGTCGTCTTGGTCTAGCAATTCTACTTGCTGACCTTCAGCCGTTTCCATCACTGGATTTTTACGGATCATGTTTGTGACTGAGCGCACATCGCGCATCCAGTCCACATATAAATTCCATTGCCCAGTCACATCACCTGCGACCAGCATTGAACGTACAACGGATTTGAGTTTGGTAGAACGAATGTAGTGCTCAAGCAATGAGAGCTGAGCCATAGGCTTTTGACTGTCCGTACCTACGGCGTCCACGTGTTGATATTTATTCGGGAATAACTGTTTAAGAGATCGTTTAGCTCGGGCAGTGATAGCATCACGAACCACAGGAACATAACACTTTGAATTACCTTGGTAGGCTTGGTTATCATCAGGGTCAGCATTATAGATATGCCAATACTCCTGAATTGCCTCGTCAGCTTCTTCACGATTTTTAAAAGCTTTTTCAATATCAGCATATTTGCCCGCACAATCTTGATAAATATCGGACTCGATTTTTTCAGCCCAATTCTCAATGGCTTCTTTAGGCTTTTTGTCGGACTGTTTTGCCATCATTACCTCGATAATGCTGATATGTAGGGTGTACCTAACGCATTAGTCGCGTTAGTTTTATATTGGATTGTATCATTATTGACCTTGTTAATTGCGAATGTCAAGCACTCTAATGATTCAATCAAAGTTCTTGCCGTACCGCGCTCAGGTTCACCCGATCTATCGCCATTTGGCTTCAATGCCCAGTTGTATCCTTGTGCCATCGCTTGCATGACATTACGCGCATTGTCATCGACACGCAATAGTCGCTTGTTAGTTTTCTCAGTGCGTATCATTGGTGACAACGAACCCCTTGCCATGACTGCGTTCTCAGCCCGATTGACTGGGATTTTAGCGGCACGTAATGCTGTGACTAGCGGATTGCGCCCCACCTGGTCGAACACATCAGCGGGGACCCATGCGGTCACTTTTTTGGTTGGGTACATGGCGCGCAGTAGTAATGCGATGTCAGGGATAGCGTCGTTTGGCATCAGTGGGCTTACCCAGTCGGCAATGACGGTTAAGTGTTGGCCATCAAGGGCGCAAAGCACGCCAGTTGTCTCAGTTGATGTGGCGTTCACACCGAGCAAGAGCTGGGTATTGCGTGACACCTCGGTTAGCTGGGTAAGGTTTGCCTCACCGAAGTCACCGTAGATTGGCACACCGCTGAACACTTTTAAGGCATACGCTAGGGCATTAAGCACGTCGCGTTTGCCTGAAGGGAAGTTGACGATTTGACTGACGAGTTGCTGGTGCGCTGCACGGCCACCAACGAGAATGATGTCCCCCGCTAAAAAGAACGGACGCAAGCCCATAATGAAAGCGGCTTTATCTCGGTCTTGTGGGGCATTAAGTGTACGTAATTTCAATGACTTACCTGTCTTGAGCATCTCAGCTCGCATCGGTTGGAGTAGCCAGTCATCAAGTGAGTTCTTTTCAATCGCTACTTCGGCATCGTCGTGACGTTTGCTCATGGCGAACGCCCCATTGATAATCTCGTCAGGTTGCCAATACTCGCCACCTGATTGGTGGACGTAAATGCGGGTGCCGACACGCGACACAGTGACGTGACCTGTTTGGTCAGACTTCTTAACCTCAACGGTACGGGCTGGGTCCATGATAACGATCTTAGGCGCATACATAGTTGGCGCGACATCTTGGAAGCGTAGCATCGTTTCATCGAACGGCTTACCCTGAGCGCCAGTTGGTACCAGCATATACTCCTGCATAAACTCTCGAAGCATCCCCTCGGATGACATCTGATCGCGCAAGTTGCGTATCCACTCCATCGGATAGCGCGTATCCCACAACGATTGTGCTTGAGGGTCATCTATATCTCGGTCACAGATTGGGAAATGTCCGTGCGTCCAGTGCGGTGAGTTAGCAGCGCGACGGATCATGCAGTCGTCAGCGAGTGGCGTACCAGTCATCCGTATTTTGCCAAACTCTTTGTCCATTGCTGGCATCAATTGCTTGTGGAGTTTTTTCCAATTCTTATCAACCTCGTCTGAATTACGCACGCGCTCCTCAGTCTCGATGTCATCTAGGTAAGCGCGATCAGGACGATTAGCTTGATGCAAGTAACCGCGAATTTCCTCGTCCCAGCCGTGCGCTTCGATAGCCACACCGTTGCTTAGAATGATTTTATTCTCGGACCACTTATCACCTTTCATCTTACCGAATAGCTCATAAATCCGCATATTGGTATTCAGCTCATGCTTCATCGCCTCGATACGCTGACAAGCCTTTGTGTACGTCTCACCGAAGATTAAGCAGTATTTAAAGTTAACAAATAACCCTTCGAGCAATAAAAACTCCTCAGAGATGGTTGTTTTAGCACCTTGACGGAACGCTTCAATACTGACGAATTGATCGGCTGAACGCCACATATCCATGACTTTGTAGTGGAAGTCAGGCGAGGCTTGGCGGTGTCGATGCGGAAAGAGTAATGCTGCACCTAAGGCGCGGTCATCACTGATTTGCATTAGCAATTGTTGGGCTGAGAGGCTCATAACCACAATGATGTGCTTTGGTGACGATGGTGTCAAGTAAACCGATGGTACAGATTGTAAAGATTGTGCGATGGGATTGTAAAGATGTTGCGCTGGTGACGGATAGTTACACTATACACCCTGCGTAGACATATACACAATGTGTTTAAACCTTTACTTGACGCGCAGTTTGGGACGCGGGGCGCAAATTTGAAGCACCCCGTCCGTGGGGGTGGGCGGGTGGCCCCAGAGTTATTTATTGCAATTGATCGCGCGCTAATCGCCCTGAGACCCGCGCCCCGCTTGGCTTCAAGCTAACCAGGGGGCGGCGGGGGCTTACGGCCGTACAGTAACCTGTAGTAGATGAAGCACAATGTGTATGCCAAAATGTTAGTGCTTACTATCGCTGGAACCCTTGCCCAGTGCGGGATTTGGGCGAGAGGGGCGCTTTTATACCAAGAGTTGCGCTTTTAAACTTACTGTACGATTGTACAATAATTTACCTCAGTCATCCCAAAAGGTATACAAAGTTACCATGCGAGGTGCCAGCCACAACGGGCTTCACCTCTATTTACCTTAATACCTCTTACTTTCTTAAAGAGAGAGAGAGAGAGAGAGAGAGTAAAACGCGCGAGGGGAGGTGCGAGCGGGCGCGGGGGATAGAGAAAATGCGTTTTTTTGCAAGGTGCGAGGTATTTAGCAAAATTAGCACATATAATCAATCAGTTACATTCTACCTTTAATCTACCTCGCACCCTTCGACAAAAAGGTAAACCGAGGTAAATAGAGGTAAAAACGCATAATGTGAGTTAAAATAGTAAAAATATTTACACAATGTAGTAAAATAATGCTTGACATGCTAACTACACATTGTGTATAGTATCACTCATGCACTAAGCACTTCGCACAATGTGCAATATATAAGGGGTTTAAAATGACTATATACACAAAAGAGCAATTATTAAAAAGTAAAACTTGTCCTTGCTGTAACGGCAAATTGAAAATAATACGTAAAAAATTATTACTAGCATTAAATAAAGAAACAATGTTGCAATGTAAAACTTGCCATTCTAATTTTTAACCGTGACGGAGGCTTTTAATCATGTTAGATACTTATGCAGGACTTCAACACCTGGCGGGCTATATGTTAGCCGCAGCCGCAATTATTATCATTTATTTAGGGGTTACAAAATGAACGCATTTAAAAAATACATGTTGGACACATACGAAGCCGAGGAACTGAAAGAGATTAGCGAGCACGGATGCGTTAGCGGTGTAGCGGGGACGCTTATTTATTACAGCGACACCAGCCGCATATATAACGAATTCGCCGACGACATTCACACGATCATTGGCGATTATATGGAGAGCACGGGGCAAGATACTTTGCCACAGATTACCGCTAACATTGGTGATGGTGTGACATTCCGTAACGATATGGTGTGGTTAGCCGCTGAGCTGATCGCGTGGGAAGTAACTAACGAAAGCGAGGCCGCATGATGGCACACATAGCAAAAACCAAAAAAGGTGTTATCTATTTAGCGGATGACTGGCATTTAGAGGACGTGCAAAGCGTGCGGCCTGATCTTAACGATGAACAGTGCGCGGATGTACTCGAAAGCCTGGCCGATAACTTCAACGCTAACGATGGTATAAATTGGGAAGTAATAGAAGCCGCAGCCGAGTCCCTTTATCCAAGCGAGGCCGCAGAATGAAAAAGCTAAACACTATCACGCCCGACGCCGTGGCCGCCGTTATCCGTGCGCACTGGGACGATCCGAGTAAGTCATTAAGCGAGCTTTACCGCGTGCAATCTATCGCCGAGGATCTAGCGGATATTGTGGCGCCTGATACTACCGAGCAGCCATACGCACGCCGAGAGTTTATCAATAAATGTATAGGGGATTAAAATTATGACTGATCTAAACATATCTATTCTAAGCGCCGAGGACTTGATTAAATACACGCGGCCAGTGTCACCCCTTGAGGTGGCATTATATGACGCCTTAGCTCTTGCTATGCGTGACAATGGCCAAGCTTTCGACGACTTGCTGGACGAACTAAACGAGATGGAGAAACAACTAGAACGCGTGCAAGATGAACTCAACGAGTCTGAAGATAAAATCGAAAGCCTTGAAGATACTATCTTTGAGCTTAAAGAGCTTAACTCACAATTAGCGGGCGAGGTGCAATAATGCTGCTCTTACTACTAATAGGCATTATTTTTTCTGTGTGTTGCTTAATCATTCTTGCGATAGTGTGGGAGGCAATACAGGCATATTTTAACTTAGGGGACTATAAACACCATGACGACTAATAAACCATTAGCAAACGAAGTGCGGGCGCTACGCCTTAAGCACGGATTATCAACCAACGACGCGGCTGCACTTATCGGGTGCAGTAACCGCGCCTGGGTATCTTGGGAAAGCGGTCAACGTAACATGCCTATATCTAAGTATATGCTGGCCGTGATGGTGTTTGAACAATTTAGCCCCACGCCTGCTACATAACAACCTTGAGCGCGGTTTTATCCTGCTGATCTTCTTCATACGCTTTAGCCACTGCCACGCCTCGCAAGTTTAATGAGGCGTGGCTTTCTTTTACAAATAATCGTGGCTTGCACAAATCGGGGTGGACAACGTTATTTACTTGGCCGTTAAGCAAGCCAGGGTGCGCGATATATCCTAAGTCTCGCAGTATATCGCGGCGTGTATTCCGTGCAATGCGTGACGCGCCTCTATCGTGTATAAGGTTGTCTAAATAATGAGAGCTGATCCAGCCGTTACGGAAGCCTATACGATCTTCCATAACCGCGCCGAGTATTTCCTGCTCAATAGCGCCCATGCCTTCGCTGATAGCCTCCTGCGTGGATGAAGTCAACGGTGCACGCTGGCAACCCTTAGCAGGGTTCAATTCATCGGGTATAGGGTAAGTCATTAAATAGTCGTTCACAATCGCGTAACCGTCGCGCCTGAGCCAGTCATAAAGCGCGGGGAAGTATGAACCGCCCATGCCATCGCGCAAAATGTCTGATGCCGTCTGCTGAGCACAATAGAACACAGCCAGTCTGCGGTCGTCTTTAGTTTTTTGTAGCGCGTCTTTGTGGTTACTATTGAGCATAAAATTAGCACACACGAAGCGGGACTCT